TATATCACGATGGAGATGGCTGAAGAGAAAATTGCTGAACGTATCGACGCTAATCTCTTGAACGTAGACTGTAGGCAGTTGGAAAAACTACCTAAGATTATGTTCGATAAGAAGATAAACAAGGTAATGAATAAGACTAAGGGTAGACTGATTGTTAAGGAGTATCCAACTGCTTCAGCACACGTAGGACACTTCAAAGGATTGTTGCAAGAACTTGCTATCAAAAAGTCCTTTACTCCTGACATAATTTACATCGATTATCTAAATATTTGTGCGAGTTCTAGGTACAAGGGAGCGATAGTTAACTCTTATACTTACGTGAAAGCAATCGCTGAAGAACTAAGAGGGTTAGCAGTCGAAGCAGACCTACCTATTATCTCTGCTACACAAACTACGAGGGCGGGTTATGGGAATTCAGACGTGGACCTTACTGATACTTCCGAGTCTTTTGGACTTCCTGCTACTGCTGATTTTATGTTCGCGATTATCTCTTCCGAAGATCTTGAAGCGGAGAATAAAATTATGGTTAAGCAGCTCAAGAACAGATACAATGACCCGACTTCAAACAAAAGGTTCGCATTAGGTATTGACAGAAACAAGATGAGGCTGTATGATTGTGAAGATCAACCTGATATTGTTGATGCTAATCAGACCAAGGATAAGGTAGAGGCAGGTGATATACTTGCTATCCTTCCCGAAACTAAAACATCATTTAAAGATTTTAAAGTATGACTGACGCAGCAAAGGATGTTAATGAGGTTATCAAGAACCTCAACAAGGTAGAGTTGCCTGATCAAGCATCTCTTAAAGATCAGATGCCAACTGATCTAGAAGAGAATATTGCTAAGACTAAGGTACCTCTTCCAAAGGATCTACCAAAAGGATTTGGTGAACCAACTACTCCTAAGGCTAAGGAGGTTAAAGAACGTAAGAAGAAAGAAGCAAAAGATGCACAGAAGAAAGGTAAGTTTGAGGTAGATCTAGATAACTATCTTAAGTTTGTTGATCTTGTTACCAGTGAAGAGTCTAAGAACTATGATAAATTGCTTGAGAGATATGAAGATCTTAAGACTGCTGGATGTAACATTGCTAGGTTGGATACTGCTGCATCAGGTTTAGTTGCAGAGTCTGGTGAGTTTATGGAGATCGTCAAGAAGATGAAGTTCCAAGGCAAACCATACAATGAAGCAAACAAAGAGCACCTAATGATTGAGTTAGGTGATGTACTATGGTATGCTGCTAATGCTTGTATGGCATTGGGTGTACGTATGGAAGAAGTAATTATTCGTAACACAGTTAAACTTGCTGCTAGATATCCTGATGAAGAATTCAGTGTTGAAAAATCGGAAAACCGTGCTGATGGAGACCTTTGAGAACGTGACACTATCTAAAGATTACAGGCTAAGACTCTCTGTCATAGCCTGTAAGGTCAGACTAAAGAGAGAAGTTAGTCTTGATGATATGAAATGGGCAACCAAATTAGTCGAGCACAACAACCACGCTAGAGGAATATGGGAACGAACGGTACCATCACAATGAGCCTCTATAGCACAGCGGTAGTGCAGGGCTTTTGTAAAGCCAAGGTCGGCGGTTCAAATCCGTCTGGAGGCATATGAATTTTATCCACCGTAATGAAGGTGCACTTGAACCCCACGAGTGCACCTTTTTGATTAACTATTTTAATCAGCATACTGAGGATCAGGTTGAAGGACAACTTGGTTTTGGTGCTAACTCTAGGGTTGATCCTGAGAAGAAATCTTGTCAGGAGATGTACCTTAAGTCGGAACGATTGGTTGATGAGTTTATCTTTACACCTGTTGCTAGGGTACTAAAGGAAACTTGTGATCAATATATTAAACAGTTCCCTTTCATAGATGAACTTGAGAAATGGTCTATAGCACCTACCTTTAAGATCCAGAAGTACCTACCCAAGCAAGGGTACTTTAAAACCCACTGTGAGAATGATGGTGGACACGATGGATATGCTGAGAGAAGAATGATTGCTTGGATGATCTATCTCAACACTGTTACTGATGGTGGAGAGACAGAGTTTCCTACTCAGAAAGAGAAGGTTCGACCCACTCGTGGTACGTGTCTATTCTGGCCAGCATACTGGACACATCCACACCACGGAGTTACATCCCCGTCACAAGATAAATATATTTTGACAGGATGGTACAACTTTGAACAAGAGTGGCGAACTTATCTCAGATAGATGGCTGTAATTAAAGACAGAAAGCATTTCGAACAATACATTGGTTCCAATCCAAAGTTTGATCAGTTAGAGTTTACTCTGGCAGAGAATGCTGTGCTCTGGGATGAGAATAGGAACTCGATTCAGTGTACTTGTAAGGAAGGTTGGAAGGTTAAAGCTTTAAGTCAGAAGCTAGTTAAGGTAGGAAAACCTGCTGCTAATGGTTCTCTCTTTGAAGTTATCAAAGGTAATGGGCAGAAGCAGAAAGGGTATTTAAGATTGGATGCAGTAATGAAACCTGCTAGTGGTGATGGTAGTGGCAAGGATAGATTAGAAGCAGAGAAGGTTGCGATGGCACGTCTTGATAAGATATTAAAAGATAAATTTAAAACACAAGGACCAGTTTCTATATGCACACCCTTCGGTACATATGATAATTGTTGTGGTGTTAATGAGATTAAGGGTACACCTAAAGCAGACTTTGCTATACACAATCACAAGGGTGAGAATATGATCTTTATATCACATAAGAAACAAGGTGGTGCAAAGGCGTTTCAACAGTATGGTGGTCTAACTAAGAAAGCAGGTACACAGATATCAGAACATAAGGAAACTATAGATTTCTTACGTCAGACAGCTCAGTACATACAAGATGATGCTTTACAAGTACCTACGTATAAGGATGTTAATGATCCTAAGTTAGTTGCTATGGCAATTTTTGGACCTCAAGCAGGTGGTCAGAAGTTTGGTGTTAATAATTGTCAAGTGATAGGACAAGGTGAAGCAAAACTCTTACCAAAAAGAAAGGAGATGAACTGTTATGATCTTGAATATGATCATACTGTTTGGCAGAAATCTACTGACATTAAGAAACATTTTATGAGTGGTCAGGAATATAGAGCAGTGTTTGCTGCTACCTATCGTCTTGGTAGGGGGTTCTGGGTTGATGATGAACAGTTTTCTGGTGCACGTGTCGGAATATATCCAAAGTCACTAGTGACTGGACGAACTAACGCAACTGAGTTACCATAGGTTATGGCTAAGAATACACACTTGGAACACATAGAAGATGACATCCTCAATGATGGTACAGCTGGAGGACATAATGCTGTAGCCTTCTTAAGGGAACTGGGTAAGATGCTATCGGAACCTAAGAGTTCTATCACTGTTACTACTAAGTGGGACGGTGCACCTGCTGTTGTATGTGGTACTGATCCTGGCACAGGACAGTTCTTTGTGGGAACTAAATCAGTATTCAATAAGACTAATCCTAAGATCATATACAATGAAAGTGATCTATCGTTCTATGGTTATCAAGGTGACCTAGCAGCAAAGTTGAGTGCTTGTTTAAAACTATTACCTAAACTTAATATCAAAGGTGTACTACAGGGTGATCTGTTGTTTAGTAAAGGTGATAAGTCTTCGAAGAAAATAGATGGTAAAGATTGTATTACATTCACACCTAACACTATCACCTATTGTGTAGAGAAAGGATCTGACATTTATAAAGAAGTTTCTGCTGCATCATTAGGTATAGTATTTCATACCAAGTATCAAGGAACTGAACTTGGATCTATGAGTGCACTACTGGGAGATGTTAGTAGTAGTTTCAGTAAAGACCCTGCTGTATTTGCTGGTACTGCAACGTTGAAGGATGTAACTAATCAATCTACCTTCACACCAAACGAGAAGACTGCATTTGAAGCACAGGTATCTAAGACAGTAGGATCATTGAAGCAATCATCTAAGTTCCTTGATACTCTTAAGGGTTCAGGTGAAGGTAAGTTCCTATTCAGTGCTCTATTCAAACAGTATTTCAACTCTTATATAAGAGGTGGTAAGAAGATCAGTAACGTACAAGCAGTTGCTTCTGGATTCAATGGGTTCTATGTAGCACTGTTAGATAAGCAGATCAACTCTGTTAAGCAGGAGACTACTAAGAAGAAATATCAGAAGATAAAAGGCGATGGTTTAAAGTTTTTAAAGGCAAATTCTAGGTCAGTTTATATGACTGTTGCCTCATATATGAACATAGTTGCGGCAAAAGAGATGGTCATTAAGAAGTTGAATGGTGTTAAGTCTGTGGGTACGTATCTCAAGACTGATACTGGGTTTAAAGTAACTTCACCAGAGGGTTTTGTTGCCATTAGAGCTGGAAAAGCATTGAAATTAGTTGATAGACTAGAATTTTCCCGTGCCAACTTCACAGCTGCTAAGTCGTGGAGGTGATAAATAATAAACGGAAACAGAAAAATTGCAATGAAGTTCAGTCAATTTTTATCAGAAGCCAGGACGGTTGCTGGAGAAGCTGCTGCAAAGAGAGGACTAGCACACGCTGGTCACGGTTACTACGCTGATAGGCAAGGCAACATAGTTGCTAAGTCAGTAGGTGGAGAACGATTAGTTGCAGTAGATAAGAAGGAAGCCGAACAGGCACAGGTTGGTGCTGAACAAGGGTCTGCTGAAGACGCTCATATGCCTGAGAATGGTGGTGAGGGTCTAGGACATATTGCTTTAACATTTGGACGTTTTAATCCACCTACTATAGGACACCAGAAACTTCTGGATACTGTTGCTGCTGAGGGAGCAGACTCCTATAGGATTTACCCATCACGTACTGTTGATAGGAAATCAAATCCACTAGAACCAGAATCTAAGATTCAGTTTATGCAGTCGATGTTCTCAGAACATTCTGAGGCAATCGTTAACGATGCTGATATGTCCAACATCTTTAATGTGTTAACCACATTAAATCAAGAAGGATATTCTGGTGTTACTATGGTCGTTGGTTCTGATCGTGTATCAGAATTCAAAGGACTGCTTGAGAAATATAATGGTGTCGCTTATGACTTTGAAGAACTAGAGGTAGTATCAGGTGGGGAAAGAGACCCCGATGCAGAGGGTGTCGAGGGTATGTCTGCTTCTAAGATGCGTGCTTTTGCTGCTGAAGGTAACCTAGAAGAATTTTCTAAGGGTGTACCTCAAGGCTTCAAAGATGTCAAGAAATTGATGAAAGAAGTACGTATAGGGATGGGTCTACCACCAGAGGTAGAGACACCCGAACTAGAGAAGAAGGAAGTAAAAGAACTCTGGAAGATTGCTCCTAAACTTGCTCAAGATGATCTACGTGAAGCATATATATCTGAGGAAGTATTCAGTATAGGTACTCTCGTAGAGCATACAGATACTGGTGTACGTGGTGAGATTGTACAACGTGGTACTAACTATGCTACGTTCCAAGATGAGCACGGTTGGGAATTTAAAGTATGGTTGACCTCACTTACTGAGGTTGTTGAGAAGCATCCATCAGCAGATGATGGTCCAGATGGTAACGACTGGAAGGTCGGACAAGATACTATTAGAACTGCTATACAGGCAATGACACCTGGTCAACCTGTTAAAAAGTTTAGCGACTTCCGAAAAACAACCCCTACTAAATAGTAATTACAAAGAATTAGTCAGATGGATTTAACTCTTACGTCAAAACTCCTGAAGTATAGTCCTTCAGACGTACACGCGGTACGTTATACATTATCATACGCTAAGAATAACTTCGAAGGCGATGCTGTACAGGATTATATTCAAGAGCACTGTAAGTCTAATGCTCAGAAGGAGATTGCTGAGTTGTTAGAGCAAGGTAATGGAACCTCCAACGCTGCTACTATTAATGGTAAGCCTAGTGCTGCTAGTGGTAAGATTGAGACACCAAAAGAGAAGCCATCTACTGAGGGATCTACTTCCCCTGCAATGAAGTCCATTGAGCCAAAGGGCGATGCAAAGAAGGTAGGATACAAAGGAGGCATAGAAGGTACTGGAACTAATGTAGTTCAGAAAGAAGAAACTTCTTGGCTATCCGATGTTGTAGAAGAATTAGGAGAAGAGTTCGATGAGTTGACTGATGAGGATCTAGAGGTATTGATCCTTGAAGCACTCAACGACTTAGATCAAGAAGAACTTAATGAAGCACTCGATTCCTTTGAAGGACTCGAACTATTGACAGAAGCACCATCAAAGCACAGTGCTAACCCTAACATTGCTGTTCAAGCTCCTCAGAAGACTAAGGAGAGGGATGCAGGTGCTATCGCCAGAAGTAGATTGGGCGGTGGTGATAAAAAGCAAGGACGTATGGCACGTCTAGCTAATGCAGCTAAAGGACTTGGAGCGAAAATTAAGTCTGGTGCTGCTAAGGTTGGACAGGGTGTCAAGTCTGCTGTCAAGACTGGTGCTAAGAAAGCTATTGGAACTGCTGCTAAGGCTGCAGGACACGCTGCTGGATCCTATGATGCTGCTCGCATCAAAGCAAAGCGTACTGAACTCAGTAAACCTGTAGGTTCATCCAACAAACCATCTGGATCAACAACATCTCCAACTGGAACTTCTTCTTCTACTACAACTACCACTACTACCACACAAGGTGGTGCTGGTGAACAACCTAAGAAAAAATCTCTACTACGTCGTGCCGCTGGTGCAATAGGTAGAGGTATTAAGAAGGTCGTGGGTAAAACCTCACGTGCCGTCGCAACAGGCTCAGACAAACTAGCAAGGAAACTTGGAGAAGACTCCACTATGGACAACAAAGTAAGTCGTGTTCGTCAGATTCTTGGTATGCAAGAAACTATGGCTCACGATAAGAAAGCACTCGATGCTGATGCTAACTCTTGGAGAGAGCGTCTAGGTTGGGACTTAGAGGAAGAGAAGACACCTGAGCAGAAGAAAAAATCTGCTGTTCTCAAGCAAACTAAGGAACTAACTAACAAGGGTAAGCACAAGGAAGCATCTGCTCTATTCAAAAAGCATTTCCCCAACTTCGGTAAGTAACTATGCCATCAAAAAAGCGGGTGAAAAAATCCAACATCATCATCAATCCAAAGAAGGAAGATCTAATGAAAGAAACAGTAACGTCATTACTCCGTATGGAGTTGGATAGTCTGCGTGAAGCAGCTAAGAAAAAGTTGGATCCCGTTGGTAAAGAGGATAGTGACATCGATAATGATGGTGACAGAGATGACAACGATAAGTATCTCTTGAATCGTCGTAAGAAAATTACCAAGAAGTTAGGTAAGAAGACACACCTATGTGCTAAGTATACTGAGCATAAAGAGTTTGGAGTATGTGCTACCATTCCTGAAGCTCACGACTTAGTTGAACAGGAAGATGGATCTTGGAAGGTAACTACCTATGATCTTATCGATGAGCAAGGTGTAACACACAAAGATTGTTCCATAGAAGATATGGACATACTCGTAGAGATGGAGCATAGCCACTGATGAAATCTTTTAAACAGTATAACGAGATGGTCAGTCAGAAACAGACTGATGCTATGAAGCAAGCCGTTCTCGATCGCACTCAAGATCTTAAACTTAAAAAGAAGAAGGATAAGAAGGAGGAGTGGGATGCAGCAGCAATAGAAGTTGCTACTGATTACCTCTTTGAGTCTGGACTTAATGAGGAAGGATTGGATCTTCTTGTAGAAGAGATTGGTCTTGAAGATTTTGTTGAATTTGTTCTTGATCCACCAGAGGAAGAACTTCTGATGGAAGAAAGGTCAGCACGTAAAGCAGCAGCTAGTGCACCTTCATATGAAAAGGTCAAGGCAAAGGTTGATGCTGGTGACAAAGCAAGAAAGGAAGCAGGTAAAGGTGAGTATGCTAAGACCACTGCTGCTAAGAACAAGTATGGTGACGAAGACAATACTGTCTATGATGATGACAAGACTCCTGCTAAGAAGAAACCAGCAGCAAAAGCAGTTGCTAAGGTAACTAAGAGATCACCTGCTAAGAAAGCAGAAGTATCTAAGAAGGTTACTAAGGCAGTACCTGTTGCTAAGAAGAAGCAACCTGCTAAGAAAGCAGAGAAGAAAGGTTTACTTAATAAGGTATCCTCTTATGTCAAGAAGGGTGTTGAAAGACATCAAAAGGCTGTAGGAGATGCTAAGAAAACTTATACTAAGTATCGTGCCAAGGGTAAAGTACCTGAGAAGCGTGCTAAAGAGTTTGCAAAAGGTGTTAAGTCTGGTGTTAAGGACACTGTTAAGTTTGCTGGTAAAGTGAAGAAAGCAGTAGTCGGTGAAGCAAAGGTTGACACTGTAAAAAAGCTCGATGATGAAGGCAAAGAGGATGCTAGGAACTACCGTAGATTCGGTACCAAGCATAACCAGCACGGCCACGCAGTGCTAAGACGTGCTCTTCATCGTTCAGATCGTGGACACAAGAAGATTAAAGGTGACAAGACACAGTATGTTGAGAAGGAGTCAGTAAATCTTGGAGAGGAAGAGTACGATCATTACAAGGATCGTCACCTTGAGAAGTATGGGTCAAGACCTGGTGAATATGACAGACCAAGACCTGCTACAGGTGGTGGTAAGCACTCAGGTAATGACAAGATGACCAAGAGAAAGAACTCTGATAAGGCAGTGGACAATGTTATAGCTGACCTTAAGAAAAAATATGGTGACAATGCTGTGATACACTCAAAGCGTAGATACGTAGCAGGTAAAAGAGTAAAATGAGCTTCCTTCCCGATTCTCTAGGACCAATGGCACGCTTCGACGAGAGAACTCTCTCGTGGTATACAGACCATAAGGCTCAGAAGAGAGAGAAGCAGAACACTGAAGATAATGAGAAGAGAAATCTCATTATGACTCACGGTAAGAAGAAGGTCGGTAAAGACTGGAAGAAGTTCCGTGATGATCTAAAGAAGAAGGACACTGCAGGATCTAAAAGGGATCCTAAGAAGGGTGTCAAGGCAGTCAGTGGTGGGAAGTGGGGATACGTTAAGAATGGAAAGTTTACTCCCGACAAGTAGCATATATAAAGAACCTATAGGTTCGAAATTATGATCAACTTTTTAATGCCCATTGCCATTAGTATAATTAACAAGGCAGTGGATAGGATCCCAGAGGATCTTGACTCGGTTATCAAAGACTTCCTGATAAAGTTGCTGAAGAAAGCAGCAGCTAAGACTGGAAACAAAGTGGATGATGAACTAGTGGTAGCACTGCAAAAAGCATTGCTCGAATCATAGTCCATATAAATAAATCAGAAGAAATTAATCCTGGAGAACAAAACAATGGCAGTTCACGGAAAAATCGATGCTGCAACCTTCAGTAACAACGTTGCCGTAACACAAAACGATGCAACAGTTACTAAAAACGCCGCTGATACCGTGGTCGTTGGAGATGTGTTGGATCTTGGAGGTGTACAGTATCTTGTCAAGCAAGTAAATAGTACCACTTCAATCGAACTGCATAAGAAGTATGCAGCTTCAACCAACAATTCCCTTTCAGGTGCAATTCGTCGGACTCCTCCCAAGGCAGTTGCTGAGTATGTAGTTAAGGGCGGTGATAGCAACAGCTATTCATTGGTCTTTTGTGATACAACAGAAGACAGTATTGCATCTAACAAGACCCGTGGAATCAGTGGACCTGGTTGGTGGCTTTATAGAACTTATCAATCCCATCTTGGTGTTGCCAAGCACAAGGCAGAATGTTTAGTACCTCTGAAAGTTACTGCTGCTGCAGCAGGTGACTACTCAGATGATACACTCGCTGCTGATGTACTTGAAGTCATCACAGTTGGTACACAACCTGCTAACTCTACTTCATCTAGTGGTGCTGGATCTTTCGTTGCAGCATTCTCAGTGAACCAGTCTGGTACTAAGCAGTACAAGTGGCAACGTCAGACAGCAAATGCAACTACTCGTTGGGTAGACATTAAAGCTGACCTTGATACTGGTATCACATATGCAAACTTCACTACTGCCACACTTGGTTATAGTGGACTTGCTAATGACTCACTAGACGGTTACAAGTATCGTTGCGTATTAAATACCAGCAAAGGTGCTGAAACCAAGTATACAAACGGTGCAGCTACAGTAACATTCGGTAGTTAACTACTACAACTAACTTGGTATGAATTTTAGTAATCTCAATGCGGAGAACTTTTTGTTCTTCGCAATGAAGCATTACGACAACCCCCAGTCCGTGACTTATGATGATTTCTTAGAGGATATGATGAGATTTAAGTATCTCAAGAGACTCTTTGGAAGGTATGTTAAGACTGGGACGTTGCGTAATCATTTGATATTGAATCATCTAATAGTATTGTTCAATGTATTTGGTGAGGCAGCTATTCCGCTGCTTGTTTATAAATTAGAGAAACAGTACTGGGATATATTAAAGACCTATCTTGTTTACCTCAACAGGTATCCAGAGGCAGGTTGTGGAACTTTAGATTATGTTGAGATTGATGCACACGTTAGTAAGCAGTTGAGTGAACTCTAATGCCAGCTAAATCAAAAGCACAACAAAGATTCTTTGGTTACCTCCTGTCTAATCCAGACGAGAGGAAGAAGGAA